GGCCATCGGCTCCCCCTCTTCCAAGGACGATGAATCCGATTTGATGTCACTCGGCTAGGCCGAAAACAGGTGATGTCGCGGCCTGTTTTGTGATGTCATGATGTCAAAAAAGCCCCGGAAAGTTTCGATTTCTCGTTACTTTCCGGGGCTTTCAAATTATTCTTCGATAATAAACCGTGCTACCATTCCCCGGCACATCCAGCAGGTGCTTTTTGCCGCAGGTGATGTCAAAGTGATGTCATTCTTCCGAAATTCATCATTTTTCAATCGTAGACACGTTTCATTTTCTTATATTCCATTATTCGAGCTCGATCGTGGCCGGCGGCTTACCGGTGCAGTCGTAGAACACGCGGTTGACGTGCTTGACCTCATTGACGATGCGGCTGGTGACAGTACCCAGCACGTCCCAGGGCATATTGTAGCTCTCGGCGGTCATGAAGTCAGTGGTGGTGACGGCGCGCAGGGCCACGGCGTAGTCGTAGGTGCGCTCGTCACCCATAACGCCGACGCTGTGCATATTGGTCAGAGCCGCATAATACTGGCTGATCTCCTTATCAAGGCCGGCCTTGGCGATCTCCTCGCGCAGGTTCTT